GAAGAGTTCGATGCCGGGAACCTGACATACGAGGAATTGAAGAACCTCGTGGGACCTGCAGCGGCAGCTTCATATGCTGAAAATTATCGCGACGAGGTCGAAGACCTGTTCGACGATCCAGAAAACTTCTGAGAGGATCAAAAAAGTTCTTGCAAATGAACCGTTATTCCGGTAGACTTGACAGTTTCCTTGAAATCGGATAGAACTACTCACACAGAAGTAAGAAATGTCTGGATGTTTTCATCCGTGACATATTCGACACAGGGGACCCCATCCCCGACCTGAGCCGGTGGCTCTGGATAACATCAACAAGGGACCGTCGCGGGGCGACAGGAAAACATCAATGGCAACTCTTACCTACAAGACCCTTTCCGAGGTACCGGAGACACTCCGGGAGAGCGCGAAAGAAACCGCCGAAGGCGCATTCACCGTGAAGGTGGCACCAGCGGACAAGATCACGGAATTCCGTGACAAGAATATCGCACTGTCGCAGGAACGCGACGAACTGGCGGGCAACGTGAGCAAGTATGAGTCGGTTACGGGCGTGTCGCTCGAACAACTGGCAGAAGGCAAGCTCTCCGACTTCGCCAAGGCCCTCGAAGGGCTACGGGATACGAAAAAGCGCGTCGAAGATGGTGCGCTGGTCGAGAATACGTCGCTCGAAGAAGCGGCGGCATCGCGGGTGACAGAGGTCACCAACAACTTCAAGAGCCAACTCTCCGAGATGGCCAAGGAGCGCGACGCACACAAGGAACGAGCGAAGTCTGCGGACGAACGCGCCAACCAGATGATGGTCGAGAACTCCATCCGACTGGCGGCAAGTGACCCAGACGTCGCAATGCTCGATAAGGCTGTCGGGCTGGTACTGCCCGCCGCATTCAAGACCTTCCGGATCGAAGAAGGTGGCAAGCTCGTACCGAAGATGGCTGACGGGACAATCGTATACGGCTCCGATGGCGTGACCGCCATGTCGCCGAAGGAATGGCTGCTCAAGCAGCGCGACGAAAACGACTTCCTCTTCCGAGGGTCGAAGGGTGGCGGTGCAAGCGGTTCGGACCAGAAGACAAGCGGACGTCTTTCCGCTGCGGAGCTTTCGGGAATGACACCGGGCCAGCGCATGAACTACGCCCGTAAGCACGGCCTGTCGTAAACAACACGGAGGGGCACACGTGCCCTTCCCACTAATCGGCTAAAGCTGCGGTGCGGCGGATGTCTTCGAAATTGACCTCAGTGCAGTGGGCTGAGCTAAGGTCGCGCCAACAGACTCGGGGAGTCTGCTTCCAGCCCTTGAACATGAAGCAAGCACAACTCTCAGGAGAACATACCAATGATTACTCTGCTCGAAGCAGCAAAGCTGAACCCCGGCGAGGTCCTTCGTAACACGATCATCGAACACTTCGCTTTCACGTCTGACCTTCTGCGCATCACGCCGTTCATCGACGTGGCTGGCGGGGCCTATGTCTACAACCTCGAAGGCTCGCTACCCGGCGTCGCTTTCCGTGGTGTGAACGAAGCGTACACCGCTTCCGCTGGCATCATGAACCCAGAAACCGAGCGCCTGCGTATCGGTGGCGGCGAACTCAAGGTCGACAACGCGATCCTCAAGATGCACGGCATGGACGTTCGTTCGCAGCACGAACTTCGTCAGGTCAAGGCACTATCCCTGACCATCGGCGCGCTGATGATAAACGGTGACTCCACCGCCGATCCCCGCGTATTCGACGGCCTGCGTACACGTATCGTCGGCGACCAGCTTCTGGAAGCCGGTTCCACAGACGGCGGCGACGCACTGTCCGTATCCGCACTTCGTGACCTGATCGACGCCGTGGACAACCCCACGCACCTGATCATGTCCAAGAAGATGCGTAACCTCATCTCTGCCGCAGCGACTGACACCACCATCGGTGGCTACATCGCATACGACAAGGACGAGTTCGGACGTCGCGTCACAATGTTCGACGGCCTGCCCATCGTAGTCACCGACTACGACGCTTCCGGCACACAGATCGTAGACTTCAACGAAGTCGGCTCCGGTGGCTCCACCGCAACCGCATCGTCCGTCTACTGCGTCAACATGGGTGACGAAGGCGTCACAGGCCTGCAGAACGGCACCATGGAAGTTCGCGACCTCGGCGAAATGCCGACACAGCCTGCGATGCTGACACGCGTCGAATGGCTCGTCGGAATGGCAGTCCTCCACGGTCGCGCCGCTGCTCGCCTTCGCGGCATCGCAAAAGCCGCAGTCGTCAAGTAATTGGCATATCTGAGGGGGTCAATAGACCCCCTCTAGCAACCCCCTCAGAGACTCTAGGAGAGTAACAAAAATGGCACGTTCCGAAGTAACCTACATCTACGACGCTGAAACAGCATTCCGTGCACCCGGCTCCGCCGCAGTGACCGCTGCTGGCGCAATCGGTGTTGTCCCCCTCGACAAGATGGTCAATGTCCGTCCCGGCTCCCGCCGTAACGAACTTGGCGCAGAGCGCTACAAGCTCATCATCGCCGTCGAGGCAGTCGCGACACCCGCCGCAGAAGAATACCTCTTCTCGGTTGAAGTCGGCGCAACAGGCGCAGCGGCGACAGTCGTCGCAGGACCGATCAACGTCACGAAGACCGGACAGTACGTGTTCGAGCTTGACGCATCGACCATCGAAAAGCTGGACGACGACCGCGAAGAAATCGAACTGAACCTCGCGTTCATCGGCACCCCCACGACCGACGAGAGCATCACGTTCTCGGCATGGCTGGTCTAATCCACCTGAACTAACAGAGGGCGGCGTTCTTCGCCGCCCTTTTTCCCTTCAACCTAAGGATTACCCGGCATGAGCACGAACAACTTTTTCAACGCCAACCGCGACGAAGTGACCATCTACAAGACAGATGGAACTCCCCATGTGTGTACCCGCCTGAACGCGCGTGAACTGGTCGCAGGTCAAGGCTTCCGCTGGAAGCCAACCGTCACAGATACAGCACCCGCGCCTGAGGTGGTCGTAGAGGCCCCCGCAGTGGTCCCAGAGACCGCACCAGAGCCGAAGGCTGCAGAACCCATCATCAACCACAACGTCGAACCGCTCAAGGACGTCGCACTGGCTGTGTCCGGCTCTGACGACGTCCGCAAGTACCTCGACGGTTTCACCACCGAAGACCTCAAGACAATGACCGAGGAACGCTACGGCGAGAAGGTCCACCCACGTATCGGCAAAGACAAGCTGATCGACAAGATGGTCGAACTGGAAAGCGTGAAGCTGACCGGGGAACTCGACAAATACGAAGAGTGATCTGATCTGATTTATTGTCCAACTACGCCGCCTTAACAGGCGGCGTTTTTGTTTGTCAACACTCCTGACCGATGTTATCGAGACTCGTGACATCCATCGAATAGTGTGATATATCTGGTACAACAAAATAGGAGACTGCCATGTACATCCGTGTGTATGCCCCAGACGGGGAACCCTTTGATGTCACACGCGAGCGTGCTGACACCCTTATCTTGCAGAAAGGCTGGACCCAGACGGCGTCCGCCCCAACTCCTGTGTTCTACGCCCCTGTTGAGGTGGTCGAAGAAACCGTCGCTGAGCCTGAGCCTGCGCCGGAAGATGAAATCGCGGACGAGGAACCTGCTGCGCCGATCAAGACTCGCACACGTTTCAAGAAGTCCAAGTAACCCCCGGAGACATTTATGGGATTGTTTGATTCCGCTGACCGGGATGAAAAGGTCATGGGGTCCTTCATACTCAGCGAGATACGTGATCTACGCAAGGGAATGGAAGGACGTGACGGGGAACTCCGAGGGGAGATTGCCGCTGTAAGGGATGCCGTGGCAACCCTTTCTGAAAGCGTGAGCCGGTCCCACACAAAAGCAGATGGTATTCAGACCGACATGGAGACCATGTCGAATGATCTACGACGTCTCCGCGTCGACATAGACGAAATTCAAAGCAGTACCCACTTCGAGAAGATCAAGTCAGGATCGGCGTGGGACGGCCCAAAGAAGCTCTTGGGAGCGACCATTGCTGTTGCAGCCGGTGTAGCAGCAATCAGCGCAATCGTCAAGGTCTGGCCCATACTGCTCGCCTTCGGCGCTCTGTAAGGAGCACGATACCACCCTCATGCGCCTGTGGGCATGCCGCCTATTTGGAAAGTGTGAGGCAATACCAGCTAGGAGACCTCTATGGCTGACGGAACAACAATGACCCCCGAAGATTTCTTCGAAACTCATGGGGGCGTTACCGTCCCCAGCGCAAAGGCCACCCGTCGCAAGGAACGCAAGGCAGGCAAGGAAGCGAAGCAGTACCGTCGCACCCCCAAGCCGATCACGCCGCGCAATCCCAAGCAGGCCGCGTACATTGACAGTCTCACAACCAACGGCATCACGTTCGGTGTTGGTCCTGCAGGGGTCGGCAAGACCTACGTCCCCTCCCGCGTCTACGGCAACATGCTCATGACCGGTCGGATCGACAAAATTTACGTGGCCCGCCCAAACGTCTCCAAGAACAAGCACCGGAACGGGTTCCTTCCGGGCACCCTAGAAGACAAGACCGCCCCGTGGTTGGTACCAATCTTCGAAGGACTGCAGGACTCGATGGGAAAGGCCGAATTCGAGCGTTTCCGCAAAGAGAAAAAGATCGAAGAGGTCCCCTACGAATTCATTCAGGGTCGGACGTTCAAGGATGCGGCATGCATCATTGACGAAGCCGAAAACCTCGACGTCGAAGACCTGTACATCACGCTCACGCGGATCGGCGAAGGCTCGATGATGTGCCTGTGTGGTGACATCTATCAGGCTCGTATCCCGAACAGTGGTCTGGGAATGGTGATCCAGATGGCAGAAGAGGACGAGCACGACGACACCAGCGTGATCGTGTTCAACGAGAACGAGTGCGTCCGTAGCCACCTCGCCGCGCAGTGGGTCAAGAGCTTCCACCGCCGTGGACACCTGCTCGGATTCCACGATGCATCCAAAAGTGCGGAGGTATTGCGCGACTGGGCGAACTGTGGTATGCATGAAGCTACCAATTTCAACGGGCACATGCCCGCATTCATGGAAGGAGCCGCCTGATGGCATTCACGTTCGTCGTCGAGGACGGTACCGGTCTCACGACCGCGACTTCCTACGTCTCGGTGGAAGACGCCGACGACATCCTCACGATGAACATCCATGCGGATGCAAGCTGGACACTGCTGACAACAGAAGTGAAAGAGAGGCTCCTTGCGTGGGCCTCTCGCTATCTGGACGAGCGGACGCGTTGGTATGGAATGAAAACAGTCGAGGCTTCCGCACTGCGGTGGCCTCGCTGCGGCGTGATGGATCGAGATTACATCGAACTGTCCCCCACGATGGTCCCCCGTCAGTTGAAAATCGCCACGGCGGAGATGGCACGGTATCTCATATCCGAGGACCGCACCACCGAGCGGGATCAGGATGCGCTGTCTCGCCTACGTGCGGACGTCATTGAACTGGAATTCGTTGAGGGCTACCGCCTGCCGCAGGTTCCGTCGCATATGCAGTACCTGATCAAAGGCCTCGGGGCAATCAGTTCCGGTAACGGGATAAAGTTCCGCAGGATCATTCGGTAATGGGTTTCAAATCTCTCATCGAAGGGCAGGTCCAAGGGGCCATGCGAATCCTTGGCACCGACTCTGACGGACTTGCCCAGCGCCGCACGTATCTCGGTGTCAGTGAGGGCGTCTATGACGACCAGACCCGCCGTGTGTCTACGGTGCTCACAGAGTATTCTGACGTGCCTATGGTGTTGGTCCGATTCAGTATCAACGACATGGACGAAAGCGTCCGACCGCAGACCGACCGGGTGGCGCTGATCGCTGCTTTGGACCTTGCAGTCGTCCCGGATGAAAACGACAAGATACGTGACATCGACGGTGTCGAGTACACCATCATGAAGCTGATGTCGGACCCAGCCGACGCGTTGCACAAAATCCACTTGCGGAGGGAATAACGTGTCCGAGGTAGTGGTGAACGGACCCCAGTTTATTGCAGGCCTTGAGGACTACGAAGAACGGTTCCATAAGATGTTCCGCAAACGCATCCAGATGCTAATGACAGAAGGCATGCGCAGGCTGATCGCAAAGACCCCAGTACAGACTGGTGCAGCCGTCGCCAGCTACGTTGCATCCGTAGGCTCCCCAACCGCTCGCGCGCATGGTGGGTTCAAGAGACAGCCCGGTACGAACAAGATGTCTCTGGGTTCGGAACAGAACAGGGGTGCCGCAGCAGGCGTCGCTAACGCGACCCTAAGCAGTGTCAATTTCTCGGACCCGTTCGCGACATACTACATCACCAACGCCGATCCGAACATCGGCGGGCTTGAAACAGGGTCCCTACCCAGAAGGCCTTTCCGCCCCCGATCCCCTGCAGGCATGTTTGGGGTAACCGTACAAGAGCTTATGGCTCTTCTCAACTCAGGCAGCATATAATGACACCAGAAATGATTGCGACATGTGAGCGTCACGCCGTGGACGTCATGGCAGCGGCTTTCCCCGCCGTCCCGGTCTACCGTTCTGGTGAGGCGATTCCCAAAGAGGTGTCCGTATACGTGCTCTTCTATGTAGTCCCATCCGACGAGGTATTCAAGACCGGGATCAGTGAAAATTCAAAGAGCCGAAACGTGGGGCTTCTGCAGGCAAACGTCCGAGGCCCGAAGGATCAGGGAGCGGGATATGTCGGTGATATTGCCATGGCACTGGCAAGAGGTTTTCAGCGGTTTCCCATTGAAGTCGGCAGCGAGGGCTGGTGCGTCTGCCGTGAGGCAGCAACCAAGGATATGGGGGACGATGAAGAGGAACACGAATACATGATGCGGGTCCCTTACCGGTATGATTTCGTTTTTCCTACTTGACATGATGGGTGATTCTGCCCTATTCTGAACCGTTAATTCGTACGACTTGACTTTTGCCGCTAGGTTGGATAATGTGCATGCACAGGGTGAGTGTACGCCACCCATCGTAATGAGATTCTCAAGGGTGAGCGCAAGCCTCCCAAATCATCCAAGGAGGCCACCCTAGTGTCTTTTGCTGACGCAAACCGCGCATCTATTCGTGTTATCGAGGAAACCACGTGGGCCACAACCCCTACGTCCGGTCCAACACGTGAAGTCCGACTGACTTCGTCCTCGCTGTCCGCCGGTAAGGAAACCGTCATTTCGGATGAAATCCGCGCAGATCGTATGGTCTCGTCGATCACCGAAGTGTCTGCGATGTCCGAAGGCGATATCAACTTTGAACACTCCGCTGGTGCACAGGATGAGTTCCTTGCTGCATTCGTGATGGGCGCATGGTCGCGCCCCATGGAGCGTGACTTCGTCAAGGGCCGCTCCATCTCGGTTGCAACCACGAGCACCGTCGTTGTTTCCGGTCGTGACCTGACGCCCTACTTCGCTTCCGGTCGCCGGATCAAGATGGACGGGTTCATCAACAGCGCCAACAACGGATACTTCCAGATTTCCACTGTCGCATTCGCTGGTGGCAACACCACGTTCACGCTGACCGTGTCCACTCTGGTTGCCGAAGCTGGTACGTCCAACGCGTCCATCTATGACGCGAACGACGTTATCATCCTGCGCGACACCACGATTGCTTCCGACGCAACCGGCTTTGACTCCGGCGGCAACGACGCATTCGCTGCTGCAATCGCTGCTGGACAGCTTGTCCCCGGACAGAAGATTTTCGTCGACGGCCTGACGGCTCCTGTCGCAACGATCTTCGTCGACGACGCAACGCAGGACGCAAGCGATCTTGTATTTACGCTGACTGATGGTGTCAACACACACACCTTCACCGAAGGCGTAGATTTCACTGCCGGGTCGACTGGGAACACTTCGGCGTCCATCGCTGCCGCAATCATGGCGAAGCGCTACAACTCTGCTGCACCCCTGAACGTCCGTGTCACGATCACTTCTGCTGGCTCTGACGACACCGTCAACATCTTCAACCTGAACGAGAGCGGCGGCGCACTTACGGTTGTCACCGCTGCTGTTGCTGGTGTCACGCTCACCGATTACTCCACGTCCGGTGCTGCTGTACGCGGCTCCTACACCATCGTCAGCGCGTCCGACGACAACATTGTCACCAACCCCGTGCCTCCGCGCGTTATCGCGGCTGGCGGGGCTGTAACCGTCAAGGGTTCGATGCTTCGCAACCCCACGTCCGTGGCTGACATCGTCCAGCGTAAGTTCACCATCGAGACCGCCTTCAACGACGTCGGTCAGTTCATGGTACAGGACGGCATGGTTCCGGGCACGTTCTCTCTCGAAGTCGCAACCGGCGCGATCATCACCGGCACCATGGGCTTTCAGGGCCGCGAGACGCTTCTGCGTCAGACAACCCTCCTGTCCGATGCTGGCTCCTACACGGTGCAGAACGCACACGCAGGCGAAGTCATGAACGCGACCACCAACGTCGGTGTGATCGAAAAGGACGGAGACACCTTCGGGTCCTTCATCCAGTCGCTCTCCATCTCCGGTGAAGCGAACCTGCGTCAGCAGGCCGCAGTAGGCTCCAAGTTCGCGAAGGGCATCGGCGCAGGCCGGTTCAACCTCACGGGCAGCATGACCGTATACTTCGAAGACGAGAACCTGTTCCTCGACTTCCTCAACCACGCAACCGTCTCGCTGTCCTTCACGATCACGGACCTCGACGGTCAGTCGGAAATCTTCACGATCCCCGCGATCAAGTTCACACAGGACCAGATCGCACCGGGCGGCATCGATCAGGACGTCTTCGACAACGTCGAGTTCACCGCTTTCCGTGACGACATCACCGGCTGCATGCTACAGGTCGACCGCTTCTCCCCGAACCGCAAGGTCTGATCTAAACGAATATGGAACCCGCGTCAAGCGGGTTCTGTTACCCCCGACATCTTGGGTAACCCAAGATCGCCTAGGCGTAGAGGATGGTGCCGGTTGTCGGGGCCGCGCACATCCTCGCTTAACCCCGACGAGGAAGACATGGCCGAGAAGACCAAAACAAAGCCCAAGTTCAACACGAACATCCACGCAATCTTTTCCACCAACGAAGACATGGAAGAGACGGGCGCGTGGGTTGAAGTCAATGGCCTCTATGGCCTCAAGATCAAAGTCCGCCGGATGCGTTCCGAAGCCTCCATGAAGGCGTACGAGAAGATCGTCACCGAGACCTACGGCGAAGGCAAACTGCGCACGCCCGGTCAGATCGACAAGGACCAGTCGCTGTACATTCTCAAGCGGCAGTTGGCGGAAGCCGTCCTGATCGACTGGAAGAACCTGCGCGACGCCGAGACCGGCGAAGAAATTCCCTACTCGAAAGAGACCGCGTTCGAACTCATGGCGATCACCGATTTCCGTGAATTCGTATACCAGTCCGCCACCGAACGTGACACGTTCAAGGACAAGGCGGATAAGGATGGTGAGGGAAACTCCTCGAATTCCTGAGGTGGTCGCTCAAGCCTAGGAAGGCTGTGAAAAACTCTGCGTGGCTCGAAAAGCTCCACGCAGAGGGACATACAAAGAAGCCGCCGAAAGCAGAGCCTCAGGAACCATCTCCGACACTGTTCCCCGATCTTTATTGGATATGGGAAGCGTATTGCTTCCTGTCCGAGCGACGCGGGATCGGCCCCAACGGGCCGGTGCCTATCACCGCTCAGGATATCTTGGCATTCAGTGAACTCACCGGGCGCACTGAATCTAAGTATCGTGAACAGCTACTTCGATTCATCCCCCCTCTTGATCGATTCTATCTGAACGATTTCTACACCCGCCAGCAAGCGGAAATGGAAAAAGCGAAGAACAAGTCACGGGTCAAGGGCGCAAGGTAGGCACAAAATGGCCGAGACGCACGAACTCAGACTCAAAATTGATGCGGCTGCTGCCAAGCGTGGCAGTCGTGAATTTACAGCGGCGATCAACGCCGTGAAGATGGCTGTGCGTGACCTTGAACGAGACACCACAGGCTCTTTCACCAAACTTCGCAAGAACATGGACGATCTTTCCAAGACCGGAAAGGTCAATATTGGTATTGATCGACAGGCACTTCGGACTCTTGATTCTTTTTCGAAGGCGCAGCAGCGCGTTGTCCGGGATACAGTCGCAGGGACCAAGAGCACAAAGGCTCTAACGGGCGCGATGCGTAGCCTGTCGTCCGCTTACGGCGCTGCCAAAGGTTCTGCAGATGCCTTTACCGCATCCGTACAGAAGGGCAACACAGCCCTTGAGCGTCAGGCACGTCTTGCCGGACAGGTCAACAACAGCATGCGTCAGACACGCGCGGCCCCGACAGTCTCCACAGCAAGCTCTGGATCGGGCGGAGCATCCAAGGCAGCAACCGATGTGGAAGCGGCACAGAGCCGCATCCAGCGGGCTGTAGCACAGAGCAGAACGACTGTCGAGAGCCTTACTGTCGCACTTATGAAGATGGGCAATTTCGGCGGAATGTCGCAGCTTCATCGCGATTTCGCTGCGTTCCAGCAGACCGCATCCAAGACCGGTGTGACAACCAAGGAACTGGCGTCGGCAAAGGACCGACTCGCAACATCCATATCCAACGCTCGTACTTCTCTGGTGACGCTGACTGCGCAGCAGAAAGAAGAAACACGTGCGACAAAAGAAGCACAGGCAGCAGCGGCGGGCAAGGCCGCATCTGACCGCACGGTAACTGCGGCGCTCAACGAGCGCAACGCAGCACAGACTCGTTCCCAGAATGCCCAAATTTCAGCGTCTGCGGCGATGCGCCGCAGCGAAGCAGACGCGCTGCGTCTCAATGCCGCACTCAAGGGCATGGGAAATTCGGCGGGGATCACCCGCGTTAACCAGTCTCTCATTGCTTTGAAGGCCGCACTGAGCGGGGGCAACGCAAGCGCGCAGGACGTCAAGCGCGCTATGGACATGTATGCGGCATCGACTCAGAAGGCCCGCACCGCAATCATCCGCTTCAACGCTTCTCAGACACAGGCTGCAGCAGCCGCGCAGCGTATGGCGGCAGCAAACCGGGAGGCAGCGAACTCTGCCCGCCGAGTCGAGCAAGAGATGCGGTCCATTGCGGGAGCAAGCAACGCCGCGAATCAGTCTTTCCGTCGCGCGACAGGAAACGTCCGTGGCCTTGAAAACGCATTCAGTTCCACGTATCAGGCAGGTAGCCTGTTCCGCAACATGATGGGAAGCATCACGCTGGGTACATTTATCGCGAGCGTGTTTCAGGCTGGCGATGCCCTAGATCAGTTTCGTGTGTCGATGGAAGTTGCTACCGGATCGGCTGCGGGCGGACTGGAAGAGCTTAACTACATCGACTCCACCGCTGCACGCCTCGGTGTCAGCCTAAAATCCGCTCGTGATAACTACGCCAAGTTTGCAATCTCTTCGGACATCGCAGGCGTGTCCGGAGAAAAAACTCGCAGAATCTTCGAAAGTGTCTCGACAGCGATGGCCGTCCTTGGTAAGAGTTCTGCAGACCAGAACCTCGCCTTCATGGCTCTCGAACAAATGATGTCTAAAGGCAAAGTTTCTTCCGAAGAACTTCGGAGGCAGCTCGGTGAACGCCTTCCGGGTGCTGTAAACATGATGGCACAGGCTCTCGGCGTCGGCGTAGATGAACTGCAGAAGATGCTCAAGCTGGGACAGATCAACTCCGCAGACGCTCTGCCGAAGTTTGCAGAAGTGCTTATGGATCGATTCGGTCCCGGACTGGAAAAGGCTGCACGCCGCGCCGGTAACAACCTACAGAAATTCCGCAACGAAGTAGACAAGTTTCAGGAAGAGACTGCACAGGCCGGGTTCATGCAGGAGCTTGCGGCCCAGTTCCGCATGCTTACAGACACCCTCGCAAGTGGTGTAGGAACTGACGCAGCACAGCAGCTTGGACAGGCTCTCGCGGGTGCGGCACGCGTCGGTGGAGAAGCTCTGGGCTGGTTGATCGAGAATATCGAAAAGGTGGGTACAGCACTGAAAGCCATTGGCTTCGGTATCGTATTGCGACAGCTTATGCTTTTCGGCGCGGCGATAACCACAACGGGTATGCGTCTGACGGGATACGCCGCAGCAGCCCTAAACGGAGGCAAGGCCCAGACAGCCGCGCAGATTGCCGCAGCTAAGCACACGGCGGCGCTGACTGCAAACACCGCAGCATTGACGGCACAAACCGCTGCGAGTACCCGTACGACGGTGTCTACGGCAGCACAGATTCGTGCACAAGAAATGGCCCTACGTTCTGCGATGAACGGCGCAGCCGGGACATCCCTATACGCTCGGGCGATTGCGGCACTTGGTCTTGCAGCGACGGGGACGACAGCCCGCCTCGCCACGCTTTCTCGTGTCATGGGGGCAACAGCCGGAATTGCCGGAATAGCTATTACTGCCCTTCTTCTTATACCCGGAGCGTTCGATGCTTTGGGGGGCAGCGCCAGTAAGATGGAGAGCGCCGTAAACGCATCCCTTGCGCGTGCAGGTGTGGCGTTCGACGAATTTGAGGATCAGGTAAAGCAGACCGCGAGTGAAGCGGAACTCGGACGCCTCCTGCGGGACCTTGACAATCTGGAACACGCTGCAAACAGACTTGCTAACGTGGGTCAGGGTCGTGGGGGTCTTTTGGGCATGTTCATCATGGATGATGAACTGGCAGCAACCAGCGCTGTGCGCCAGCTTGGCGAAGAAATGTCCACGGTCGGAAGGCTTGCCAACGATTTCACACGTATTATCAGTGGGTTCGGTTCCTTTGACGAATCCGCTGTATCCGCAGGAGCAGCATCCGCCGCACGGGAAATGCTGACGGACTATGCCAAGCTCGGCAGCGTTCAGGGAGACGCCATTGCCCTACAGAATAAGCTTAATGATGCCCGTCTCCGGTATCCGAGTGCTGGACCCCTTCTGGACGAGCTAGGTTCCCTCATTAACCGGCAGGTCAAGCTTGAGCAAGGTATTCAGAATACTGATAATGCACTGACACGCTTGTATGGGTCTGAGACAGAACGTATGTCTCTGGAATTCGCCGAAGCCGCTGTTCAGGTGATGAAGACCGGCGAAGGTATGGACGAGCTTAACAAGAAGCAAGCAGTTCTGGCGAAGATGTCTCCGGAAGTGGCCAACAATGTGGCAGAAATAGCTAGCGCTATGCATGAAGCATCTATGGCGGGGGATTCTCCCCTAGCGTTCATGCAGTCGGTAAGTGGAATATACGGAGAAACGGTTGACAGAATCCGTGACTTGCGTCAGGAAGTAAGAGAAACAGAAGCCGCGTTCGGCGAAGCGTCGGATGCTATGGAGGCTGCGTTCAAAGAATCGCTGACCCGGATTTTCATGACCGATGGAAACGAAGATGCGATGGGTTTTCAGCCTATTGATCCTTCAGCTATAGAGTCCTACGAGCGACTTATGACCACATTCCAAGAGTTTCAGTCCGGTGGTGGACTGCAGCTTGCGGCAGAGGGTGTCCGCATGTTCGCCGAAGGCTTGACAGCCGCAACACCTGCGGCGGTATCTTTCCGCGAGCAGGTCCTTGCACAGTTCGAAGCCCTTAACGCCAGTGAGCAGACTTACACTAGACTCGACTCTATTGTTCGTCAGGTTGCTTCCACGTTCCCTGCGAGCGCTACAGGTGTTGCACAAATGTCCACAGCCCTTCTCGCGAACGCGCGGGCGGGGGATGATGCAGCCATGTCCGCAACTGATCTGAAAAATCGTATTGCAGCGATTGACTGGGGCAGCGACGCCGCCCGAGACGCCGCCTTGGCCGCAGCCGGGTTTGGAAATAATGTACAGACGGCAGGAAACCAAGCGGACGCGGCTTCGGCAGGGATGTACAATGCAGCGAACGCTGCAGACTCTATAGGTGGCGCTGCCGGTTCTGCGACCGTTATGGTAAATGGTCTGGCGCAGGCTCTGGCGAATCTTGGTGCCCTAGACATGGGCGCAATGGCGTCCAATGCTATCAAAGGCATGAACCAGCAGATAACACTAAAAGCCCTTGGACCTGCAGCACGTATGGCTAAGCAGATTGAGCAGACAGCGCGTAATGAAGTTTCAGACCTATTCGGTAAGGCCACAGAAGGTGTAGACCCGAGGATGGACGCTGGCGCGTGGGGCGACGCAGTTAACCTCCGAAACCAGCAGCTAGACAGCCTTGAGGTGGCTATGGAGGGGGTCAGAAATACTTCCGAAGTTCTGGCAAACACCAAGGCTGGCGGCAGCGGCGGCGGCAGAGGCGGCGGAGGCAGAGGCAGAGGCGGCGGCGGAGGCAGAGGCAGAGGCGGTGGCGGTGGCGGCGGTGGTGGTGAGAAAACATTCGCCGGAAGAATGGCAGATCGTCTGGACGCCCTGAATGCAGAGAAGCAAGCCCTAGACCTTGTTGCATCCGGACAGTTCAAGACCGAAGAAGCTGCGCGTCTTATGGCCGAAGCTATGGTCAAGGGCGGTGGTGCCGTGGACGAACAGACCCGTGCCATGATCGACCAGATCGACGCAGCATCCGCGCTGAATGAAGAGCTACAGAAGGTCGCAAAAGACCCCGTAAAGGAGTGGATGAAGTCTGTCCCTAACTGGATTGCGGCTGGACAGCAGATCGAAATGGGTGCTATTGAAAGCCTAAAGGGTGCACTGTCTGAGTTCATAAAGACGGGTGAGTTCGACATCAACGCTCTTGGCGAATCGATCCTAGGCATGGTAGCAGACATCGTCGCAGACAAGGCGATGAAGGAGCTTATGACCATGCTCGGGCGTGGAGGCGGACAAGGCCTTGGCGGCATCCTAGGGGGACTGTTCGGCTCCGTTGGCGACATGGCTACCGGACCCACCATGGGTGGAGGTGCAGACGTTGCACAGGGCGGCGTACAGGCTGGACAGACCATTTCTCAGGCGATGGTTCAGGCAGGGCAGCAGGTATCCCAGAGCATCGGTAATGCGATGAATCAGGGTGGACAAATGTCCAGCCAGCAGGTCCGTACGGGCATGCAGCAGGGCGGACAGGCCGCAGCAAGTGCCCAGCGCACAGCCGGTACCCAGAGTGCTGCACAGCTCCGCACAGCAACCATGACAAGTGGCATGCAGCACGCGACTGACGTCCGTACAGCAATCACCACGGCAGGCGGTCAGCACGCCTCTGCAGTCGCTACTGCAGCCGGTGCAGGCGGTGGTGGTGCAGGTGGTGGTCTTCTCAGCGGCGTAGGCGGCTGGCAGGGCCTCCTGAGCATGGGTCTCGGAATGTTCTCCCAAGGCGGAATGGCGACGGACCCTGTGGAACGTCTTAACATGCGGGAGACGAATCGCATGTTTGATGCAGGACTGTTCGCCGAAGGTGGCATGGCTGGTCACGCAATGTCGCACACGTCCGCGCCTGCAGCGTCTTTCCGTAGTGCACCACACTATTCCGCAGGGACCTCGAACACGTCTGGCATCCCCGCCGTACTGCACCCGAACGAGGCGGTTATCCCGCTGTCCAAGGGACGGAAAATCCCCGTCGACATGGGAGAGAACGCAGGCGGCAGCAGCAAGACCGTCATGCAGACGTTCAACATCAGCACGCCGGATGCAGACAGCTTCCGTCGCTCGCAGAAGCAGATCGCAGCAGACGGCGCTAACGCCGCCCAGAGAGCACTATCGTCTAACCGCTAACGCGGTTGACACCAACCCTTCAATACCGTAGGACAGAGTGATGATTGGTTTCCATGAAGTCCGGTTCCCCGAGGACGTAAGTTGGGGAAGTCGTGGTGGGCCTGAGTTCAAAACTCAGGTCTTCACGTCCCATCGTGGATACGAGAAACGCAACATCGACTGGTCGCAGCCGATGATGTCTTTTGATGCGTCCTACGGCATCAAGACAGATGCCCAAATCATTGAGGTGCTGAGTTTCTTCAATGCCCGTCAGGGCAGGCTCTATGGGTTCCGGTACAAGAACTGGTCGAACTACCAGATTCTCTCTGGCCCGATTACAACCGGTGATGGGGTGTCTCGCCGTCTCGCCATTTACAAGTTCTACGGTTTCCCCGGAAACCAGTTCTACAAGCGGCTGCGTAAGATCGTCCGTGGATCAGTAACAGGTGTATCAATCGG